CCCCATCCAGTACGCCACCGCTCCCAATATTGTGTTGATCCTTACAAAAGCCGCTGATTTTGCGATGTGTGCGGCAAGTGCCGCCCCCTCTACGTTGTGAGACTGTTTCCAGAACACCATGTCAACTAATGCCCTGTCCGTCTGATCTGCATCAGACAACGCACGGTCGACAGCTTTTACCCCTGTTTCCATTCGCAGGATATACGGAGTGGACACCATGAGCAATGCCGTGTCCTCTGTCGGTCTGGATGTTCCGGAATGATGGACAGCCGTTCCCCCATATCGAGATATCGGAGCGTTCACGACGTCGAGATTTGCAAGTTGTGCTTTGTCCTGGGGATAACGCTGTAATTGCCATTCTGCAACCGCTTTGATCTCTGACGGCAGTCTATAGCGATATTTCACGACACCACCCCCAAAACGCAAAAATGCCCGGCTATCAATCAGAATAGTCGAGCATAGTTCAGCACATCGGCGGCATGGTCTGCCGCTGTAGATATTATATCACTGATGGAAATGTGAAGCAATATTTTGCATAAAAAATAGTCGTTATCTGACAATATTTGGCAATAATAGCCAATAATCTCGCTCAATAACTATTATACGAGATTTTTATTTTCCAGGATTTTTGTGTTTCTTCAACAAAAGTGATCGACTTCATGGTGTTTACGTCACCGGCAGGAACTTTTTCATGCAATTCATAAAAAGTGAATATTATTTTGTCTTCAAAACAGATTCTTGCAGTCAGTTTGTCGTATATTTTTTTGCATAAATCAACGGCTCTCGCTCTGATCTCTGCCCGGTCTGATCGTCTCCGTTCGCCGTCGTTTCGGAGACAATGAAAAAACGACAGGCTCACTGCCCAGGCAATCACCTCTCCCCTGTCCGTTGGTGTTCCGATCGCCGTCTGTCGCCACTATGCTCCCGGCAGTTTCTACAAGAGGAAAAAACTTCACGCTCGCAAGCGGCTCTCGCCAGGCTCGCTGTTGCGGTTGTCGTCGTCAGCGGTTGCCGTGATCGTTTGACCATCTGAAATGCGACAGAATCAGAACATGGATGATACAGTTTTACCTCTCGCAAAATGTTTTTTTCACCATGCACCCCCGGTCGATCTGATCTCCGGATCACTGCCGCCCAGGGGGATATATTATCAGTCATTGCTCCCCTGGTAACGTCGTTACATACCCCGGAAAACAAAAAAGGGATTTCTTGTATTTTCGTGCATGGGTGCGTAGCCCCGTAACCCTAAGGGCGACGCTGTCCGTCTGTGGCATACTCACACGGTAACAGGGAGACGGTTTAATTCTCCCGCTAAAGGGTTAGCGTAACCCCAGGGGCGACGGGGCGACGCTCGTGTGCGCAAAAAAACAGAGACACCACCGAAATGGTGTCCCCGTACAGCGTACAGATTATAATAAATTTACGATCCGAATACCACGACGACTGTGTGATAAAACGCCAGTTTGAACAGCAATTCTGTATTCACTGAAAAGTTCTGTTTCGTGTGCCTTTACCTGTTCAATTACCTTGTCCCCCGGTTTGTCGCTGTCTATGTGATATGCTTCTCTGTATACCTGGTCATAAGGATAAAACTGTCCCTCTTTGTGCCGTTCCGGAGCGTGTTCAACTATCCACATACATACCGGGTTCCCTTTGAGATCGACAGGTGGTGCTTCTATTGCCTTGTTCCACTCCAATGTCATCGGATTGAATTCAAGGTTCATTTCGCCACCTTTGGCGTCCCTGGGAGTGTATTCAATATGTGCCTTACCATCTGAGCGTTTCCCGTCCAAGATCAGATTAATAATGCTGTCCGCTGACGCAGTAATTCCCATTGATCCGGAAGCACGCTCAATAGGATCGCTTTTAAATCCTGCGCCTTTGCTGTCATGGTGAACAAAGAATACTGAAATATTTTCCTCATTTACCATTCTGTGAATAGGATCGAGTAAAACAACGTCTCCGTCGAAAGCGTTCGCCCCGTTTGCCTTGAAATTCCCTCTTGCTTTGCTGTAAGTGTCGACGATAATCAGACGGATTGACGGGTGCTGACGATGCAACATTCTCAGTTTTTCAACCAGGGTTCCGTCTGCAAGGTTCGGTTTCTTTTTGGAGTCATCAAAGTTTGTTATAAAGACATTCCTTGGTATCGCAATGGACATTCTCTCAGATCGTGATGAGTTTCTGCTTTTGCTCCCCTCAAAGTCGAGATATGCAACATCGCATTGATGCACGTTTAAACCGAGAAACTGATTTCCTGTTGCAACAGCTATTGCCATTTGAAGTGCGAGAAAAGATTTCCTTGTCTTGGGTGCACCGGAAAGGACAGTCATTCCGCAAGGCACCATTCCGTCAACGATGAATTCCGGCGGCTTGCGTTCGGCGTCCGTCAGATCCGGGACAGAATAAAAACCGAATTCAGAGAATACATCTGCACCGTCGGCAGGATCTCCACCGAATAGCCCAGGAAACATGGATTCAAAGTCATTCCTTACAGTTTCCGCTTTGGAATATCCTGTATCAAGATATCCTTTACATTCGCCGTATATGCTCTCTGATCTCCACCCTTTGTTTTCAAGGTCTTTTAGTGTCTGATCGTCAAAGCCCCAGGCGTGCAGATCGTTTATCAGATCGTTTCGTTTCGTTTCTCCCATCATGTCACCTCATGCGTTCAACGCTTCGACGACGACAGCCGGGAGAGTCTTGCCGATCTCATTGTAAAATTCAGATATTACCTTTGCGGAATCCTTAGTCAAAGCACATTTCCAGGCTTTCTGATCCGGATCATAAATGTTCTGGCACTGCACCAGTTCAATTCCTGCCATTGCGAGACGTTCAGCCAGGCGTTGACGGGTTACAAAGAAAGGTTTTGCGAATCTCATGTTGTTTCTCCAATCTATGATGATATAAGAAAACTGCCGATTGCTTCACGCAAACGACAGCCTTATCATCACAGAAGTTGGAGTTATCCGTTTTCCTGGTATCATGTGCAAATAGTACAGCAATGTACAGTTAAGTACATTAAAGGATAATTCAGCACATCAGAGCCGTTGACTCAAAATGGGAAACGTGATAACTTAACTTTACGAAATGTAAGATTCACCCGGTAGAGACTGTCGGTGTATGAATCAATCTCCCTGGAATGGTTGCGACCCATCCCGGGGATTTTTTTGTTCCCTTGCGGTTAATATACCACATCATGTGGTGTATAGCAAACTAATTCTTCCTGTTGAATAACATTTTACCGAATTGTAACCGTACCAGGTCACGACCAGAGATCATGCCACCATTCCAGGAACGTCCGTCTTTTGGGTTGTTCCTGCCGCTGATCGACGGCGTGATCTTCTTCCTGGGCGAGATCGACGACGATCTCCGGATCGGCTCTCCGTTCTTCCTGGTCTTCCGGAGCGGTCAGTCTTGCCGTGAGTCGTGCCGCCTTTACCTGTTCAGTCTGTAGGCTCTGCAATAGGCTTTCAATTTGCCTGTCCTTTGTCGCAAGCTGTCCTTTGAGATATTCCACCTCTTCCAGGAGATGTGCCACCAGGGGCGAATCTGACGGCGTTTCAGCGGCTTGTGATGGTTGACTGTCCTGGTTGACTGGTTGACTATCTCCGGTTGACTGGTTGACTGCCTGGGTTGACTGTTTTGGTTGACTGGTTGACTGGTTGGTTGACTGTTTTTCGGTCAAAATTGGCTGTTGGTTGACTGTTTCGGTTGACTGGTTGACTACTTTTGGTTGATCGGTTGACTGTTCCAGGTTGACTGGTTGACTGTCCTGGTTGACTGTCGGTTGACTGGTCAAAAGGTCTTTTTTTAGGAATATTTGCGGCTTTCCCTTGCCGTTGTCCTGTTCGACAATATAGGGTTGCAGTGCCGCATCTCCGTGTTTGATCCGCTTATACACTGACTGCCAGGATACCCCGGCGAGTCTGGCATATTGGCGCACGGTCAGTAAATCATCATTCATTTTTGGTTCTTAGTTCCGTTGATGATTTTCTGAATCTCGCTTGCAGGGATCAGCCACTTTCTCCCCGGTTTGGATGCTTTCAGCTTTCCGGATCGACACCACAAATAGATTGTATGCTCAGTCAATCGGAGTATTTCAGCGGTTTCCTGTAGCGTGTAGAATGTAATGCCCTCGTAGATGTTCGCCATGTTATATATCCCCCTTAAATTGTTTTTACAGCAGAAAATCAAAATCTCCGTCCACGGCATGGACAGCCAGGACAAAGGTCAATTTTTGCAGCTCGACGGCAGGATTTCTGATCCCGGCGGTTTGCCCGGCGTCGATCCGCTTGCATAGTCTGATATAGTCCCGGAAACAATCAAGTGCTTTTTCGTGCTGTTCCTGTTCTTCCTTAGGTATGCTGACGATCTTCATTCCCGTTATCCTTTCGTTTGGTACTTCAAACTTGTTGCAAGGCTCTGACTGTGATACAATGCCATGGTCGTCAAGAGCCATAGGCATTTGTTCCGTTGCTCCCTTTACCCGTTGGCAGGTTCGCCCCTGCTGACGGGTTTTTTATGCCCGTCTGTATGCGTTCAGTTTTTCCGGAATGATGGAATGTCTGTCCGGATCAAATAGGATCGCTCCAGACGGGTGTAATTCTATACTTATTGTCTGATAATGTCAATTAAAACATAGAAAAATACTGCTGACAAGAGGAATCAACCAGGATCAGCCCAAGGAAAAAAACTGTCCTGCAGTTGTCAGCAGTACCGAAAGGAGATTGCCGCCGCCGCATTTAAGGCGTTGGCAAATGTCTATATAGCAAACCGGGCTGATGATCAGAAGAAGACCCGGCGTTGCCCGTGTTAATGTTTGACCGGAAGTCTCCGGATCGTCGAGAGGATCGACTGCATGGTTTCCAGATCTCCGGAGATCATGCCGTCAAGCGCATAAGACAGCGCATCAACAGACGTTGCCCGTCTGCCGTTGTATCGTGCCTCATGGTCTGGCAGTCCGACAGGCATTTCAAGGGAACTGCATTCCGGGTTATATGAGATTTCAGTTTTCCACACGTCCGGATCACATAGACGGGTTGCCGCAAAATGAGCATAATTTGCCTGTTTCTGATCGTTTATGATCTCCATGAATAAACCTGCACACTGCTGTTTTAACTCTCTGTAGGCGTCAATTTTAGCCTGTAGTTCGCTGTTTGTCTTTTCCAGGTATTCTGCCCAGGATCGAGCCACCAGGTCAACGTCAAAGGAGATCGGTTCAGCCTGTTCCAGGTCATTGATTGCCTGGCGGTTTGCTTTTAGCTGTTCTTCCAGTTTATCGACGGCATACATTTTGCCTTTCGCCTTTGCGTCGAGTCTATCATGTGACAGGTTATTGTTTTCGGTTGACAGCCTGTCCAGTTCTTCCCGGCGTTCGGTTTCTTTTGCCCTGGCGTCTTCTGCCATAGAGATCATATCGTCAATACTGAGTGTTTTCATGTTTCTTCCTTTCAGCTGATTTTTGATAGTAATTCTTCAAGGACGTTGCTTTGCTGTGCCTGTGCCGCTGTTGCTGTAGCTTTCCGGAGTGCTGACGGCGAGATCATGCACTCTCTCCAATATGCAAGGCTCAATTCGTTTAATTCTATCCAGGTCTTCAGAAAGGCGTTGACTGCCATGTTTTTCGCTCCCCGGTCTGATGTGCGCACAACGCACGATTCACCACCGGACGCAATAAACTCGCTGTATGTCTTGTCTCTCTGTTCCAGTATCCCGGCGAGTGTATCAATAACTGAGTCGTATAACCCCTCACGATATACCCCGGACGCCGTCATTTCGGCGATTATAGCCGTTTTCCATGATGTTTTATCCATGTCCCCGTGATATCCTTTCTGCGTTTATAGACGATCCTGGCGTCATTCCTGGGGGCTTTCTAAAGGGTTCGCCCCGTGTATATAAGAGATGGCAGCCCCGAGTTAAACGGGAAAAAGGGCGACCAGTACCACCCCGGGGGATACCCCCTGCACCAGGATCAAGAGATCAACGATCAATCTTCTTCAGCAGTCTTGCCTTAAACGCTTTGACTGTTTCTTTTTTCTTCACTGCCCGTTCACGTCTCAGCTTGTCAGCTTCAGCCATACGGATTTGAATATGCCGTTCAACGCTTTCCGCTGTTGCGAATGGTGATGTCATATCGTTATCCCCTTTCGTGATTTGTCAATTATGTTCCGGATCTCCGTGTCAATTCGCTTTAGTCCGTTGGTGTTCCTGGTGTCGATCCCCTGGCGTTCTGCTCTGATTTCTTCCAGGCGTTTCCGTGCCAGTTCGTCGATATTCGCTTCAGCAATCGAGAATCTTCTGTCGCCGTGTCGCTGATCGGCGTCGCCGCAAGTGCAACGCTCCCCAGGATCGAGCAATGATCCGCAACGATCACAGCGGTTGAAATAGGTGTGTTTCATGTGTTGCCCTGCCCTTTGTCCTGGTTCGCTTTGATCTGTTGCAATAGTGTGATGATCTGATCCAGTTTGAACAGAATGTTTTCAAGGTCTTTCCAAGGTGTTCCCGGCATTTACGCTCTCCTTTCTTCTGGCGACAAATACCCCATCCAGTACGCCACCGCTCCCAATATTGTGTTGATCCTTACAAAAGCCGCTGATTTTGCGATGTGTGCGGCAAGTGCCGCCCCCTCTACGTTGTGAGACTGTT